TACAACCTACTCAAAGAACGTATGCTTGTGCAAGCGGCAGGGGAGACCATCACAGCGGTCAATGCCGCGGCTGGTGTGTCCAAACTATTGCAGATCAGTTGTGGTGCGGCTTACACAGACGACAGAGAAGTTGTGGAGTTTGATTCTGCGCCTAGGCTTGCGGTACTGGAGGAGATACTAGAAGAGACCGACCGCAAGGTCATCGTCTTTGCACTGTTCCGAAGCATCATCGACACCATAAGCACACACCTGACCAAGCGCGGTATCTCCAACGAGTGCATCCAAGGGGACGTGTCTCCCAGCAAGCGCGGCGGAATCATCAACCGCTTTCAGACCGAGGACAACCCCCGCGTACTGGTGATGCAACCTGCGGCTACTGCGCACGGCATTACGCTTACTGCCGCTGATACTGTGGTGTTCTACGGGCCGCTCATGTCTGTTGAGCAGTACATCCAGTGCTGTGCGCGTGCTGACCGCAAGGGGCAAACGTCAGATAAAGTTACGGTGATTCACATTCAAGGCAGTGCAATTGAGGAGCGAATGTTTAAAGCCTTAGCAGGGAAAGTTAGTGATAACTTACTACTTACCCAGATGTTCGACACTGAAATTAAATCGTAAAAGGAGTTTACACATGCTATAAAACCCGTCTATACTGTCCAACCTTAGACAAACATTCATAAACAGGAGAAGTAATGGAAGAAGATAACGTACCGTTAGATAAGCTTGTCAAGATATACCGCAAGCTGCGCTCTCGCATGACTACATTGACCCAAGAGTACGACACCCAAGCGGAGATACTCAAGGCTCAACAAGACGAAATCAAGAACGCAATCAAGGAGCAGATGAAGGCGATGGGCGTCACATCTGTTCGCACTACCGAGGGCACGGCAGTCATGTCCGTGAAGACTCGCTACACCACGCAAGACTGGGACGAATTTAAAAAGTTCGTACTGGCGCACGAAGCTGTTGAGCTACTGGAGAAGCGCATTGCGCAGACCAACATGGCTCAGTTCTTAGAAGAAAACCCCGGGGTCGTACCGCCCGGCCTAAACTCGACATCCGAGTATGACATCTCTGTACGTAAACCAACTTAAATGGAAATCAAATGAGCAATATTGCAATGTTCAACCCCTCAAACGTCCCTGCATTTGCTAAGAATGCAGTCCTGTCAGCAACCACGCTAGCCTTGGCTGGTGGTGCAGGTTCTGGCGGTGGCATGAAACGCGTCTCTATCAAGGGCGGTGTGTTCAGACTGTTGTCTAACGGCAAAGAGATCGCATCGATTGATGAGCGTCACTTGGATGTGATCGTGGTCAAAGCTGCCCCAAAGGTCAGCCGTATTTTCTACGCTGGTGGCTATGACAAAGATGCTGCAGCCGCACCCCCTGACTGCACATCTGCTGATGGTGAGAAGCCTGACTCCAACGTGAAGAACAAGCAGTCATCAAGCTGTGCTACATGCCCACAGAACATCGCTGGGTCTGGTAATGGTCAAAGCCGTGCATGCCGCTACCAACAGCGCTTGGCTGTTGTGTTGGCTAACAATCCGGATGGCGACGTGTTGCAAGTGACTTTGCCTGCGACATCTATCTTCGGCAAGGAAGACGGCGAGAAGCGCCCACTGCAAGCATACGCTCGCTACATGGCCGCGCAGACACCGCCTGTTAACTTGGACGCCATCGTCACACGCATGAAGTTTGATACACAAGCTGAGTCTCCAAAGATTGTCTTTGCCCCTGTGCGTTGGTTGACTGATGCTGAGTATGAGTCTGCGCAGAACCAAGCCAACTCTAAGGATGCAGAGAAGGCCGTAGCTGTTACCCCTGCCTTTGCTGATGGCGTTGCCTCACCCGCACCGCTTGCCTTGTCTGGCAAAGCGCCTAGCACCAAGACCCTTGGCGATCTGTTTGACGAAGACGACACCGAGGCGATTGCCGTTGAGCGAGCCAAGGTTGCCAAGGCCAAGAAAGCCAAAGCCGCTGAAGTGGAGGCTGAAGAAGAACCCGAAGTGCGCAAAGCCGCGGCCAAGGTTGAGTCCGTTCCAGCTAAGAAGAACAAGCTGGCCGACATCGTTGCTGATTGGGACGATGAGTAAGTACACAGGGGGCTTCGGCCCCCTTTAAAAACATGGCCTATTCTCAAAAAATTATTGACGAAGTAGCTAAGACACCCAAGTCTCTGGGCAACCAGCTTGGGCGTTGGGCGATCCATCTTGACTTCCCCGTCACGAAGATTGCCTATGCGCTTGGCGTCTCTCGGCAGACTGTCTACAACTGGTTTACAGGCACGGAAGTGTTTGTAGCCTATCGTGACCGCGTCGATTTCTTAACTCACATAATGAAGACCTCGCATTCAGCAGACGAGGCATGGAGAAAAATATGCAAAGAATACAACCTCGATCCCTCACCACGAAAGAGCTGATTTACTTCAGCGCAGAGATGATTGAATTTCCCAACGGGTTACCCAAGGACTTTCAGCTTGAACTCATCAGACGCTTGGAAGCTTTGACTCCGGGCGATGAGCGCTTGCCAATAGATCCCAAGCAATTAGATCTGTTCCAGTAACCCCACCAAGGAATTTAATGACTCCGCTTGAGTTTTTAGCGGTTGTTCTGCCGCCGCCAGAATTTGGTCGGTATTGTGTGGCGGAACTTACTAGAGCGAAAGAGCACGTCTTTGTTGACGCACTCGACGAAACAACAGCGCCTATCAAGCGCTGGCACAGCAGTAAGTTGGATGTTTACTTTGCCTTGGCTACCTTTGGCATTGAAGACAATCGACAGGCTACCAATGCGCAGTATGTGAAATCACTGTTCATTGACATGGATGGGTACGCATCGAAGAAAGATGCCGCCTTTGCACTCAATGCGTTCTTGGAGAAGACGGGCTTAGGAGCCTTGGGTACGCCCTATGTTGTTGGTTCTGGTGGCGGTCTGCACTGCTACTGGCCACTGCATGCGGCTGTGCCGGTGGACTCTTGGAAACCTGTGGCCGAGAACTTCAAGCGCCTGTGCAAACAGGAGAGCTTGGCGATTGACATGACTGTGACGGCTGATGCCGCCCGTGTATTGCGTGTGCCTGAGACAACCAACTTCAAGAAGAAGTACGCAACACCGCGCCCCGTGCGCATACTGACTGAAGGCGATAACTTTGATTTTGATGCCGTGGCTACCCTCATAAGGGAGAAGCTGTCTGGGTCAATCTACGAGCCGCAGGCCGTGCCGAAACTGGATTTGCCGGGGGCTCGCCCGTCTGCTGCGCCTTCAGCGACTAGCGTCAAACTGTTTGAGAACAGCATAACCAAGTTCAAACCAATTTGGTTGGCGACTCAGCAAGGGCGTGGCTGCGGGCAGTTGGGGCACTACGTAGAACATGCGACAGAAGAGGGCATGGAGCCGATCTGGAGGGGCTTGCTTTCATGGACTAAGGTCTGTGAAGACGGCAACAAGGCGGCTGTCTGGCTTAGCCAGATGCACCCCTACGAGCCTGAGCGCATGAATCAAAAGCTGCAAAGCATCAAGGGCCCATATCCCTGTATCAAGATGGACTCAGAGAACCCCGGCGTGTGCCCAACATGCCCACACTGGGGAAAAATAACCAACCCCCTGATCCTTGGACGTGAGTTGTCTGTGGAAGTGGAGGAGAAAGAAATTGAGGTCAAGCTAACGAGTGACAGCACAGTCACGGAGAAAGAAGTCGTCAAGGTCATGCGCCCAACACCGCCTCGTGGTTATGCCTATGGCACCAATGGTGGCATCTTTATGGAGCGTATGGTCGAGGACGACGAAGGCGTTAAGACAAAGAAGCAAGTGATGCTGTTGCCCTACGAATTGTTTGTGGTGGACATACTCAACAGCAACAACGACCACACTGTGCACATGATTGCGCTCAGACCCGAAGGGGCGATCAACGTAGTCATGCCGCAAAGAGCCGTGGTCAGCAAAGACGAGACAGTCAAAGCACTGGCGAGTCAAAACATCGTGGCCTCTTTTGGCCACAACAACGACAAAAACCTATTTGAATATGTGAGGGCATGCGTGGAAGAATCTAGCACTAACAAAACACCAATCAAAGTTCCAGACAGCTATGGTTGGCAACCTGACAACTCGTATGTATTTGCGGGTCGTATCTTTACTAAGGGTAAACCCCCTGTCAAAGTCCCAATGCCGGGCTTGGAGAACATCACCAAGAACACCGAGCCTCGCGGCACTATGGAGGCATGGCGTGCGTTCATCGACATGCTGATTGCCAAGAAGATGTGGGATCACCTAGCCGTTTTGCTTGCCGGTGCTGGCGCACCTTTCATGCGCTTTACAGGCATCTACGGCATGACGTACCACTGTGCCAGTACCGAATCTGGTACAGGTAAGACGCTTGCTCTGGAGGCTGCAGCTTCAGTGTGGGGACACCCCACCCACTACCGCACAGGCAAGAGCACATCGCCTGTTGCTATGCAACAACGTTTGGGTCTGCTCAACAGCCATCCACTTATCACTGACGAGATCACATCCAAGAACCGAGACGACTTCGAGTGGTTGCCTGAGTTCCTACTGGACATGACCGAAGGCCGTGGCAAAGAGCGTATGGAGTCTGGCTCCAACAAAGAGCGCCTGAACTTGTCAACATGGATGACCAATGCGTTGATGTCTTCCAATACCCACATCGTGGACTACTTGACTGGTGGGCGTACCCATTCATCAGAGGGCGAGTTGCGCCGCTTGCTGGAGTTTGTGCTCGAAGACGAGTTGAAGTGGGAACCCCATGAGATTGAGATCATCAAGTCTTTACAGCACAACTACGGCGTGGCGGGTTACGCCTTGGCTCAGTACCTTGCTGACAACGTTGACCAGTTCCCTAAGATAGTTGGCGAAGCCGTTGCCGGTATGTACACCGAGTTCAAGGCAACCAACGATGAGCGCTTCTGGATGGCTGGCGTTGGGGCTTCTATATGCGCCCTTAAAGCGTTTAAAGAGTTGGGTGTAGCCGAGATACCCTACCGCCACATTCTGAACTCCTACAAGAAGGCTGTGGACTATATGCGAGCCAGTATGAAGAGCAGTGTGCGCACCGCCGTGGATGTACTGAACGCCTATACCCGTGACAACTACGGCAGTTTCGTAGTGATTAAGCCTAGCAAGGGCGGCCTCATGGCTGAACTGGGTAGCGGCAAGGACATCGATCTGTCGATCACACGCAACAAGGTGTTCGGGCGGGTGGAGCACGAGCCTATCCCCAACCACATCGACTACTTCATCGAGGAGCAACTGCTCAAGGCGTACTGCGCCACCATGAGCTTTGGGTATTCATCATTTAAGCGCCAGCTTGAACAACTGTACAACGTGGAGTATCTTAAGAAAGATATGATGGCCAAGACCAAAGGGCCGCAGATGCGGGTAACAGTTATGAAAATCAGACGCGAGATTATCGAAGCCGATGAAGTACTCCTCACTGCGCCTTCCGTGGGAGAAGGTTGAGAAAGGGCAGGGGTTCTTTATCCCCTGCCTCGACACCGAAGCCATGAAAGAGTGGGGCTTAAAGAAAGCCTTCTCCTTGCGGATACTAGATGCCCACGCTAGCGTGGGCATCCTTGACGGCAAGCTAGGCGTTATGTTTAACCGCCGCCAAGCCGCTCCTCCATAGCACGCGACTGCCGAATAAAAGCATCTGCGCGATCTTGCTTGGCTTTTTCTAGCGCATCAAGGCGCAACCGTTTCTCTTCTGCGGTCAAGTCGTCACGCTCCTGCACGCGGCGGATGTCGGTGTTGATGCGCCCAATGATTTGGCGATACTGCCCTGCGGCAGGAGCCATGGCCATCTCCACTTTGTTTTTCTCGCGGTAGGCCACAGCCTCCTCACGACGACCTTCGCTAAGCATTTTCTTGAATGTGGCATTAGCTTCAACAGCTTCTTGTGCTTCGCGGTACACCACATCGGCATCGCCACCACCGTACTTCTTCTGGAACGCTGTACCAATCAAAGGCAAATCAGATGCGCGGCCTTCAGGCTTTTCTCCCTTACCTTCGCGTTCAAACAAACCATTGGCCGCTGCCGCTGCCGCCAAAGGCAAGACGCCCAGATAACCGCGCACGATGTGCTCTATTTGGATTGGAGACAGGATTGGCAACAGGCTACTCATTTGCTTGGCCAACTCTGTAGTGGTTGCAAGGTAGCGCTCTTCAGTGTTGTATCCTTGCATCCGGCGAGGCTCGATCGGGCCTCCAGTTAAGAAGTTCTTATCAGTCCAAACTTCAAACACAGGCTTAACAAGTGCCGGCACTCCCATAGACGAGTAGCCGGGAACAGAACCCAAGAACAAAT